TACTAGCTCCGCTGATGTGTATGGTATATGAAAAAATAACTCATTCTTCCGTATGTATCTTCCCTTAGCTCCACCTAAACTTTCCTTGGTAAGCAGTGTGTCTTTGATACGCCATGCTTGCTTCATGTCTTTACGGAAGACGTAGAAGTTTAGTACACCGTTCTCAGACCCATGCTTGTCTAACAGTCTCTGTTTCCTCTCAGGAATGCGTATATCCTTCCAAGTAACAGGCCAGTCCCCATCCCAAGCTACCTTAACCTCTGCCTCATTAAAGTAGGTGTAGCCACCCTTCTGAGACACGACATCAACGTAGTAGTTCTCTTCTGTATTTACTATGGTATGGCCCCTGCTTTCTAGCAGGGACACAAGTGCTTCTTTTGCAGGGCCATCATAGGCTTCGTACAAAGCCCTGCTAAACTTCTTTCTCGCAGTAGCCATTATAAAAAGATTTCTAAGGCTGCGATTACGGTAACGATTACTGCGTAAACTTCTAATCCTGTCATATTGAACTCCTTTCTTTATGTTATATCAACCATTTCACAAACGTCACCAGTACATGCCATTGTCTGCATACCAGAGGTGTTGTCTTCTTTTTCGTAGTCTGACAACTTTGTCCAATCAATGCTCTTTGGCATACAAGATAGTAACTCCTCATATTCATCCTTAATACAGTCTTGGTATGGTGCCTGTTGGTAAGTGTGATCTGAGTGTGGCAAGAAAGATACACCACTCATTTCATCAAAGTACTCATACACAAATGCCCCTACTTCCATCCACTCACTATCCCGTACTGAGATAGTCACGCTTGGTTTATGCTCACACCAATGTCTTTGATACGCAAGCCACATTTCTAGCTGTTCAATAGCTGTCATGTCGTTACGTGTAATAGACCCAGCGGGTGACTGCACAGGGAAACTGAACACTGTCGTTGTGTCTGGTTTCATTACACAAGGCTCACTAGGCACTCCCTGATCCTTTAGGAAGTTAGTAAGTGGGTCTTTGTTGTCACCACGTACTGTACGGATATAATAGGGACTGTGGCGAGCGTGGATTCCAGAACTGCTGTCAACAAGTTGTGATACCGTTCCCGATGGTTTCACGCACGTAATAGCAGCCGCTACGGGAATATCAAGACGTTCTGCCCACTCCTTGTTTGTCTCAACTGCAACACTCTTTAGATGATCTAGGGTTTTTGATAGGCCAGCATTCTTACTTGTCATAAGAACATTGTCCATTATCCCTGTGAGTGACACACCAAGCAACCGCTCCTCTTCGGTATTGGTAGTCCACACTTTTCGCAAGTAGGGGAACTTGGTAAAGGTTGACTGTATAGTTCCCAGAATTGTTGCCATACGGACCTTACGCTCAAGATCTTCAATAGTGTCCGTAGCACGTACAACAACCTCTGTAAGATTGCAGAACTGATTTGGACGCAAAATGATCTCACTGCACGGGTTAGTTCCGAACTCATAATTTGCATCTCTGCGTCCATTCTTAGCTGCTTGTATCTTACTTGCTTGTCGGTTAAATACACCACGTTCACCAGACTTAGACTCTACAAGAGAGGTCCACTCACGCATGAATGTCTCCATGTCAGGCTTCTCTGTGTAGCTTACACTGTTGTTAGCCAAGGCACGATGACCAGCAGTTTCCCACCACTGTCCTGATTTAGCATGACGCATACGGTCATCAGACAGGTTAGACAAACTAATCATAGCACTACGGCGTACACCACCAACAACGACAATCTGACCAATAAAGCACATAAGGTCATGGCACTCAATGCTAGACAGCTTGCGCCCTTGTGCAGCTTTGAACGTCTGTACAGCAAAGTTGAATAGCTCAACCAGAGGTGCTGGGCCACTAGCTCTACCGCCAAATGTTTTTAGTCTTGCACCAGCAGGTCGGATCTTAGAGACATCCCACTTAGGGATTTCCCCTGCCCATAACAAGGCTAGTAGTTGACGGAAGCCTTTGGCCCAGCCCTCTTTACTGTCTTTAACGTGAATGATTGTGTCGCTAACAAATAACTCAGGAACCTCTGGGAGTTTAGAAATAAACTGACGTTCAACACTGAACCCCACCCCTGTACCACACAAGAGTATGAACATAGCTTCATCAAAGCTCTTAGGGTCATCTACAGGCAGATAAGAACAGTTATACCCTGCTGTATTGTCACGCTCTAAAGCCTTGCCAGCAGTCATCATAGCTCGCATAGAAGGCATTACCTCTAAGTTTAAGATAGCCTGTTCTATGTTCTTGGTGTATGTGTCATCACCAGCCTTCGGCTTGACCACACTGTCTATGTAACGGCTTACGGTTTCTGACCATGTTTCTCTTGCATCACCCTTCCAACGTGCATAACGTGAAAGTGCAATAAAGTTTTGGTATGGGGTGGGGAGCATATTGTTCATTCTTGTTCTTTTCCTCTCGCTCTCATAGTTTTATCTTCTTCTAACCAGACCATTCGATCAATGTCTGACCTAGCTACTCCAATATCATATAGCTCTTTATCGGTCAACTGGTTTAGCTGTTTAATTGCTAGTCGGTGGCTTCGCCATGTCGCAAGGTAGTTCATGTAACGCCAGAACCACGACATGCCTGATTGTTTCTTACTCACCGATTGTCTCCTGATCCTTGTAGTGTACCATTCTTTACACGATCATTCAACTTCTCCATGTTCAATTCGATAATCTTAATCAAACTGCCACCAAAGATGTTGGATAGTGCTACTGTATAAAATAGTACATCTCCTAGCTCTTTCAAGACCGCATCGTCATCAATCCGGTTATCACGAAACAATTTCTTGATCTTCTCTGATACCTCACCAGCTTCGCCCGTAAGACCTAGTGCATTTTCAATTAAACGCTCACGCCCTTTTGTAAGCATCTTGTCCTCTACAAACTGTGAGTACATGTCAATCATAGTTTTCATATCTTTCGCTGAATACATCAATGTATGGTCATCTCCTCTGCCATTCCCATGTCAACGGAAGAATACTCAGCTAATGCTATAGCCTCTTCCTCTGACACATTTCTATCATTTAAGGCTCGCCCTACTAGTAGGTACTTTGCCATGTTGCGTAGTTTCTCTAAGTCATCTTCTTCGTCAAGTACATCGTACACTTGTATATACTCGCCTATCATCATAGCCATTCCTCTGGTATAGAACCTTGCGCCCACAGGAAGCCATGCTTGTCACACCACTGAGAGTAGGTTGACTTAGCCCCCTTGAACAACTTAGCCCTAGCATTCTGAAACACAAACCTAATGTCAAAGTAGTCAAACTGTTTCTGTATTAGTAAGTGCTTCTTTCTGTCTGCTGCAACAAACCTACCTTTTGTCTCGACGATAATCCCATTGGGAAGAATAAAGTCTGGGGTATAAGTGCGTGTCTCAATGACATCATACTTGATCTTCATACTTTCGTACTCATACTTGATCCCAGACTCCGATAGCTCTTTAGCTACCCTCTCTTCCAAACCAGAACGCCAGCCATGTTTTATTGCCTGTCTGGTGGTTGCCATATTTCTCCCTCATATCGTCTAAGCCAAAGAAGCCTAGCATTTTCTAGTACACGATCTACGTCACCCTCGTAAGCCTTAACTACAGCTTCCCAAAGCTCTTCCTCTGTGGCAGTACCATCTAAGATCTTTTCTGCCTTCTTAGGTCCAACTTTGTGTAAGCCATGTATGTTATCAGCACTGTCACCAGTAAGTATCTGAGTGTAGAAGAACTTAGTTCCCTCAAAGGGTTCTACTCTTACCATACTACCTTTTACTGGATTGTAGTGCCAGCACGGTACTTGTAGCATATCCTTGTCAACTGATACAATAGTGCAATCATAATCTAATTCTGTTGCTTGTATAGCTAGACAGTCATCTGCTTCTTGTTCCACACTAGTAATAGCTTTCCAGTCTGATATCATATAGTCACGTATGTACGACAGGTGTGTAGGCTTTGGTTTACCTTTCCTATTTCCCTTGTACACATGTGACTTAGCAATGTCGTGCCTAAACTGATAACCACTACAGGTCAGGTAGATTTCATAGTCTGCGCTGTCGTACAGCCAATCACATACAAACTCTATGCTGTTCTGTAGTAGGTTATCAATCTTAACACGGGCATCTGTTTCAGAACCACCTTGGGTAGCAAAGGCCGCACGATAGGCGAATACGTCACCGTCTATC